GGCAAGGGAACTGGCCACCATGGCCGAAGACAAAAGCCTTGTCATCCATCCGTTTGACCCGACCAACCGTAAGCAGATGGTCCAGTTGGCGCACCTCGCGCAAGCTTCAACCGCCAATGCCGCCGATGCGATCAGCGAATACATCATGGCGACGATGCTTTCGGGCCCGCAGACGCAAGCGGTCAACTTCATTGCGAATGCTTTCCATGCCGCTTACCTGACCATCGTGGAACGGGCCTACGAGAGCCTGTTCAACGCCGGAATGAAAGCGGCGGGCAAGCAGCAGGACGCCAGCAAGGCCACTTTTAAGGAATACGCCTACCTGCCGAAAGCCTATGCCTCGGCATGGGCCAATGCCCTGACGATGGCGCGGGAAGTGTTCATGACCGATGACGAAACGATCTTCGAGAAGAACTATGCCGGTGATGCGGATGTCGAGATGGGTGGTAAAACGGATATGATCAAGGTTTCGATTCCGAACCCGGTCATGACCGTTGGAGGTAAGAAAGTACGGGTTCCTATTGGAGACGGTATCCGCCTTCCCTTCCGACTCATGGCAACCATCGATGCCTTTTTCAAGACCCTGACCATCAACACCGAAGTCCAGGCTCACGCCTACCGGATCGGGAAGGCGAAAGGATTGGAAGGGGATGCACTTGAGCAGTTCATCAAAGAACAGTCGATGCCCGGGTTCCCATCGGAAGCCTGGGATTCGGCCATGGAAACGGCCAAGCGTGCCACGTTCCAGAACGAGCTCAAGGATGCCGCCGATGGAGGGGCACCTCTCGACTCGTTCGTTGCCGGTTTCCAGAAATGGAAAGGTGACGTGGGCGCCGATGGTAAACTGGGAGGAATCGGCAAAATTGCAGCAACTCTTTCTTTCCCGTATATCAAGACGCCTTACAACATCGGGAAAGCCGTCATGAAAGTGACGCCCCTCCGGCCCATCTTCTTTGTCGGTGGCGAGGTCATGCCGGGACTCTGGAGATCGGTTCGCGGCCGGCCGTTCTTCGAGAACATGGATCAAGCCACCTTCGCGACTCACGCAATCGAAAGCGCCGTTTCAATCATCGGATTCATCATCACCTACGGATTAGCCGAGGGTGACGACGACGACGAGGACCGCAGGTGGATGATAACGGGAACCGATCCCTGGAACTTCACCAGGGGAAGCGAACGGGACCTCCGCAAGCGCATCCACGGGGGCGAAAAGATGATCTATTTCCCGGACCCCATCACCGGAGAGCGCCGCAGTTTCTCGTATGACCGGATGGACCCGTTCACCGGTATCCTGGCCTACAACGTCGACCTGATTCGGACAATCAAGCAGGCTCGAAAAGGATTGCCACCGGAAGATGTGTTTGAGCAAATCCTCAACAACACATCCGCGATGGTGCAAAACATGAACCCGTTCGACAATGCCGGACTGGTCAACGATTTCCTCGATGATCCTCACCGGGCCGTGGAGAAGATGCCGGAAAGCCTGACCCGCCTCGCCACTCCGAACCTGATCAGGCAGGGAGTCAAGACGTTTGACCGCTACGAGCGGGAATCTATCCGGAACGCCGAAGACATGACCATCTTCGAGCGGATGGCGGCAACGGCTATCCCAAGCCTGGCTCCCGCCAAGACCCAATCCGGAAAGCCAGTGGAGAAGCGCGGGATTCCGTTGCAACGCGCTTTCGTCCCGAACCTGGCCAAGCCCAGCGCGACCCGGTACGACAAGATGGTCGATAAATGGCTCAGAGAAAACCCAGGGCAAGACAAGTTCCCGAACTCAAACACGACGATCTTCCCATCGGCCGGCGCGAGTAGCTACACCGATCGACGGGGTGAAAGCCGCAAGTTCACGACCCTCCAGAAAAACGAGTTGCAGAGACTCCAGCAGGAAGCCATGGAACGCGCCTCGAGGCGGATCAGTCCCCGGGCCGAAGAAAATCCCACCATGAGGGAGATGAAGCAGGCCTACGACGCCATGGAACGCGCCAAGAAGGGCGCCAGAGAGCGGTTCATGCGGGGAGGTAACAATCCCTACACTGACGCGGAGATAAAGGCTCAGAAGCGGCGACAGAGGCCCGTGAGGGTGGAGGACAAGATTGGACTGTTCTCGGAACGGTGATGTTTCGGAGAAAGATATTGAAAGTCAAGATTGTTTGATTTAATTGACGGGATGGATACACCGGATGATCTCGAAGCCAAATTCCGTTCAATCGCCAAGATGTTCTATAACGCAAATAGCCCTGACTATGACAGTCTTGTCTGGCGGGGTGCATCATCTTTGAGTTACCATCAACGGGAATTGAACGTTCTGGACAGCAAGGCCACTCTTTCCACGGAAATGATTTGTTTCCTTTTGTGTGAGGAAAGAAGAAAGCATTACACTTTTGAACGGGAAATAAAAAAACGCGATAAGGAGTACGAAGCAGCGGCGAAGCGGCAGTGGATTGATTTAAATTAAATAAACCGGAACCTCGATCGTCATACCCGGGACGCGAAACCCGAGCCGACAAGGCACGAAAAAGCCCGCCCTCGAAAGAGAGCGGGCTTTTCATCACGCCGCAGCCGTTTTACTGACAAACCGCATACCGTCCGGGAGATGGGCATTGAACCGGTCGCCCCAGTCTTCCACGCGCCCGATTGCTTCGAGCGGAAGTCCGGTTGCCTCGGAAATCTGAGACTTGATTTCCAGGACAGCCATCCGGTTCTTCACAGCCTGATTCTGGACCCAATCGAACCCCTTGAAAGGTTTGATCGGAAATCGGATTACCTGCTCCGCAGTCTCAGACCCATCGGAGAGGAAGTAGGTGAACTTCTCCTCCCGGGCGCGGTCTGCAACGTAACCGTCATTGAGGTGAGCCTCGTAAGATCCATCCTCCTCCATGGTCAGGGTGACCCAAAACCCGACGACAGTCGCGGGCTTGCCAATATCAACGGGTTGAATCTTGGGATCGGTCCCGCCCCTCAACCCGACAACTCTAACGTGGGAGCCAGTTTCCGTTGACTCCGCACGGTCTTCATGTAGATTATTCATATCTCAATGTAGAAGCCCGGTCCCGGTGAAGCGCCAACTTCACCAACTAAGGACCGGGTTTTTCATTTTAACATACCTTTAAACAAAAGTCAACCTTTTTGTTGACAATCCGGTAAAATATGTGGTGCCGGACAGGGTGAAGCAAGGGCGCAATGCGTGCCAATTGAGCGCGAACCGCTTCAAACAGCGGAAATCGGGCCGGTTTCGGGGTAGGAAACAAGTTCAACCTCGCCTGCTATGTCCGAACAAATCGAAAATCTACTCCAGGATGCGCAAGCCCTGGAAGCCACCATTGAACAGGATCGCGATTTCAGCGATCGGAATTCTCTTTATCGCGGGACCGGAGAACCGAGAGTGATTTTCAAATCGCGTGACCTGGAACTGACCCGGGACGAGGAGGACGGTCTGGTGGAATGGCTTTTCCGACGCAAGGGCGAGATCGAGCGGGAGTTGGGAGTCGAGAACCTGGGCGAAGTGCCGACCAACCCGAACCGGTTCGAGAAGCTTCGCAACAAATGGATGGTTCAGCGGGAGTTGTGCGATCAGCTGTACGAGGGAGACGTTGATTTTCGGAAGCGAGCGTTCGGGAGTCGATCGATTTTCCATGAGCACAACATCACGCTTCCCATGACGCGGAAGATCGTTCAGCAGAACAAATCCCGCGCTCAGAACTATTTCTTTGACACCGAGCCTTGGTTTTCTGTCCAGCCGGTCAAGCAAATCGACCAGGACCTCGCCGAGAAACACGAATTCTTCCTCCGGGACGAGGCGCGAAACAGCAACTTGCGCCAGGTGCTATCGAACGAGGCGATGCACCGGATTTTCGTCAATGGTGAGGCAGTGGTCAAGGGAACGAGGCAGTTCCAGGACGATATCTACGAAGAACTGACCACTGTGGCAATCGACGTTGAAACCGGGGAACCGCTCGTTGCCGGCGACGGTGATTACATTTTTCCGGATGACGAATGGGTGGCATTGGCCAACCCGGAAACCCGGCAGATGCTCAACGCCGACCTGCAACCGTTGCAGCAGGGACAGGAACCGGTCTTCGTTCTGAAGCGGCATCCGTTGACCCTGAAACCCGAAACCCTGGAATTCGAGGAACGCAAGGTCTGGCGGCAACTGGTCCATTACGAGGGGGCCGATTTGGACCTGGTTTACTGGAAAGACTTCCTTTGCCCTCTCCGCGCCAAGTCGATCGAGGAAGCCGACGTGGTTTGTCACCTCTACGATGCCGACGTGGTTGACATCGTTCAGAGATACATGAACGCCACCGATGGCGTGGCGATCACCGATCCCCGGTTTCTCGAAATGGTGCATGAAATGGCCGGCGCCGATGGAAGCGCGAAAAGCCACGACAACCAACGGATCGAGGATCACGACGAGGATTACGCCAACACCGAACCCAAGATCCAGATCGGGGAATTCTACTGCCATTACTACGTCCAGGGACAGCGTAAGAACATCATGGTGGTGATGGACATCACCAACCGACGCCCGATCTATTATAACTACGTGGCCCGGGTGACCGCTGACGGGTTGCGGCCGCTCCGGTGCATCCGGATCAACCCGGTTGAAAACCGTTGGTATGGTTCGTCGATGGTTGGCCTGTTCTGGGGACTCCAGGAATTGCTCGACTTGACCATCAACCGGATCAACAAAAGCCAGAGCGACAGCGGCCGGGTTGACTTCGTGATGGAGGAGGCAATCAAGGAATTCGAGGACAACCCTCACCTCATGCTCAACGCCGGGAAAAGATACACGATCAAGCAGGGTTACAAGGCGAACGACGTTATTTTCTCCCACTTCCTCCAGAACATCAACCATGACGTTCTCCGGTCCATCCTCGAGATCATCCAGCAACACGCGCAAAGCCTGGGCGGCAGCATGTCCGCCAATGACGCCGACATGGCCGGACTCGACACGGTGAAGCTTGCCACCGGGATCAAGCACATGGAGCGGGTCAATCAGGAAATGTTCGGCCCGGTGATCGATTCGCTGATTCCCGGTTTCCAGGGTGCTTTGCAGATGTTTTCCTCGATCACCGCAGCGAACATGATGGAACCTCGGGAACTTTTGATGAATCGGAACGGGGAAAAGGTCACCGAAACGATCACGCCGCAGGAAGTCAAGGCCTTTGATTTCAAGATCGAGCTTGAGTTGACGACCTACAAAGGGGAGCAACAACTGGCCCAAATCACGCTTGCCCGGGAGTTAATCAAAGAATTCTACGACCTGCCGTATCCGGTCCAGGTTGTTTCGGTCGACATCTACCGGCGATACCTCAAGGCAATTCAGATCCCGAACGCGGACCAGGCAATCCAACCGATCGACTTGGGGGCCCAACTACCGCCTGCCTCGAGGGTGGCCAACCCGGAGATGATCGAAGAAGCGTTGCCACAACCGGACCGTGGGTGATGGGTATCCGACCAGAGCAAGCCATTCGCATCCTGACGGGCCGGGAACCTATCCCGGTTGACTCCCCTCCTCTGGTGAGCAACCGGAAGATGCCGCGGATCACCGATCGGGAGAAATGGTTGGCCCAGTTGAGGCGACGGCATCCGGACGCCTAGCGTCCACCTTCCTCCCCCTCGAAAAATAATCAACCCCTGTTGACAATCCCCTTCAACGGGTTTTGACTTCCTCCAGAATGACGGATGATGAACAAAGAGTTTTGGAGCGCGAGGACATGGCCAACAAAAAGGCCGCTCTCGACGTGCTGGAGAGGCCCGAGGTGGCCGCGGCGATTGAGTTGATCCTGTATCGCCACATCGACGGGAGGATTGACAGCATTGACGAGAGGATCACCAGCGGCAAGATCGAAAGCCACGAGGAATATCTCCGGGAGATTGCCCGCCGCAAGGACTACCAGGACACCCGGGCCTACATCGCGGCCCAGCGGATTTTTGTGGACGGGTATTACCAGTCGCTTGAAGAAGAGTTTGAAGACCCGAACGAACCGATCACGATTTGATATGCAACACTACATTGTAATCACGAAGAAAAACCGCAGATTGATCGTATCGGCAATGAATGAAGATGGAGCCAAAAGGCAAGTCGAACAGGGCCGGAAAGATCGGTGCCCGTGGACCGGCAAGTCAATCAACCCTGTTCCCGGTGAACCTGTCGATCGCGTAGAATCTGTTGGAACTCTAATATGAAAAATCTGAACCCTGAAATCTTCACCGCCATCTTCTTCCTTGGCGCCGTCCTCATGGTCTACGTCATGGTCCTGCTCCGATTCCGGACCAAGCAGGAAATGGAGAACGAAATGCAACGTCACCACGAAATACGTGAGTTGATCGAGCAGGAACGGAAACTGATCAGTAACGCCATTGAAGACGTGGAAGAAATTTCCCGGACCAGCATGGTTGACAAATCACTGGTCACCGATTGCCGGGACCGTCTCGAGTCAGTCGAGCAAATCCAGGCTGAGATCGACGAAAAGATCGCTTCCTAAACCCTTCTCAACCGTCAATGAGAAGCATTTGCGCCCACCAGAGCCGGGTGCATTGAAACGACGCTGATTGAGGGCCAAATCATAGCTCAACAAAGAGCTATGGTTAATTCCGACCCTCATACTACCGACACATCCACCGCCGACCATCACAAAGGTCCGGAGATGGATGGACGGCTCTCCGACGACATTGGCATCGAATCGATGGCCGATCTGGAGAGAGCCCTCGAAAACGTGCAAATGGGTGGCCCCATGCCAACCCCTGCCGCGCAACCGCAACCTCAACCCGTCGAAAATCAGCAACCCGAACCTTCGGAACAGGCCGCGCAACCTGAACCGGAAGAGAAGGATGATTTCGTTGATCCCTTCGACAATCCAACCCTGAACGACCTCGCCATCGACGGCCGAGTTGATTCAGCCCCGAAACCAGAAGAACCCGCTCCAGCCGAGCAGCAGACCGATCAGGTTAATTCCGATCAACCGACGCAGACCGGCCAAGAGGGTGACGAAACCGGGACTGTCAACGCAAAACCGGAAGACAGCGAGGAAGCCGCCAGGGAATTCAACAAACGCAGATACCGTCCCCAGAACGAGGTTGAAGACCTCGCCCTGAACGTTTTGCAGGATCGAGAGGAGTACAAAGACAAGTCTTTGAAGGAACTTCTCGGCATCGCAGAGCGCATTCTCAACCCCGAAGGAACCGAGTCTCAGGTTGATTCCGAGACAAGCGAAACCGACGAGGAAGAAGAGAATCAGACCACCAACGAGGACGACGGAACCGGCATCAACTGGGACGCCCTGTCATCACAGGAACTTCTGGCGAAAGCGTCGGAACTCCAGGAAGAAGCGTGGAGGTTGGAAGAGGAAGCAGCAGAAGCAAAAGCCGATTACGACGGAGAACTCGAGAGAGAAAAGACGTTGGCGGCGATTGCAGCAGAACGGGCCATGCACAAGGCAAGGAGTCTTGCCGAGCAGGTCCAGGCAGACGAACAGGCATGGAATGATGCTTTTGCGGCATCACAGGAGATAGTTTTGCAGGCCAGGCCGCAGGCTCACAAGGATTCCGGTTCCGAATACAACAAGCGGATGACGGAAATCTACGAGTCGATGGTTGCCTCAAACGATCCCCGTCTCAACGACCCGAATTACCCGGAGGTGATCCAGGAGATTGCCGACAAGTATTTCGGACTGACAGACCAGCCGCAACCGCAACAGTCACCCGCCCCAAGCACGCAATCCCATCACCCGGCACCGGTTCCACCGGTCCGCGCAAGCGAAGTGTCACCGCAAGTCCGCCAACAACGTGCGGCACCCGCTCCCGCTCCCGGTTCTGCCGGTCGGGGAGATCGAACAGCCGAGTTTCAGACGGTTCTGGACGGCATTCAGACCGAGGCCCAATTGGAAGACCTCTTGATGAACGGTTTCGGACGCTAACCAAGCTTTTTTGACCTGGGCAGATTCGATCAATCAGAAAACAAACCAATCGAAGAAAACTCAAAATTGATCAAATATTATGGCTGACTATATCAACGCCAGTTCGACGTTCATTAGCGACGATCCGAACTCTCAGGTCATGTTGTACAAGAAGACGCTTCAGCTCTTTGACTACACCCGTGACTACTTCGCCGACAAGGAATCCAAGTCCATGTCGTCCGTCATTTGGCTCCAGGAAAACATGAACAAAAAGCGGGGTTCCCGCATGACGTTCACCAACCGTTCTGGACTTCACAACGAGGCCGTTCTCGGTGGTGTCAAACTCACCGATGCCGACTACGAGGATCTGGACACTTCCAGCTATTCTCTAACCTTAGATTTCATTCGTAATCAAACCGCCATCAGTGGGGAGGCCGAAGAAATAATGGGTTTTGGCGGAGAACTCGAGGCCCGTATTCCGCAGCTTCTCGCCGCCTGGATGGGCCGTGAAAAAAGCGATCGTCTCTGGATGATGTTCCGCCATGAGGGTGGAGCCGACAACTACCGCTACGCCGGGAGTGCCAATCACCAGGACCAACTCACCAAGTCGGACACGCTCAAGTGGGACGCGGTTGTCGAGTACAACTACCTGCTTCGCAGTCTTGCCGGTGAACCCGCTTACATGAAGACCGATGGTGAAGGAAACGAGATCCATGCTTATTGCCTGGGTGCTACGACCGACGCTCTCTCTTCGCTGAAGCGTGACCCTGAATTCCAGCGTCTCTGCCGGGATTCCATGGAGCGCGGCAAGGGTAACCCCCTTCAGCGTGGCGGATACGTTCCCATTGACGGTACGGTCATCTCGGAGTTTGCTCCCAAGGATCACTCGGAAGCCGGCCCGATCGGTTCTCCCTGTAACCCGAAGGCTTATCTCGGTGATGCTCTGACTGACGCGGACGCAGCTGACACCATCACTGGTGGTGGTAACGCGACCAACTCGGCCAAGACCAAAGCAAAGTACTTCCGGTATTTCCCGAACTACGCTTACCCGAT